CAGAAATCTTGAGCAAGTCCTTTAGATGCAGCTAAGTCAATAGTTTGAATATCTTCATATCCTTCTTCACTACCCACATAGTGACTATCATATGTACTTAATACATATTCACCAATATCTTTGAGAATTTGTTCCTCATTGTATTTCCATTTCATTTTATAAATCTCCATAATAAGGGAAGGCACATTTTTTACCTTCCCCAATTATATCAGAAAGGAGAGGGTTCGTCAAGATCTGGAAGAACTTCATTTGACACTTCAGTAGGCATCTTGAAATTAGCATCCACTTTATCATACAGTTCCAAAAATGCTTGCTTTGTAAAATCGTCAAAACGATTGGTGCAGACCTGAATTGCCTTTGCCTTATCTTGGAAGATACTGTAGGCACGGATAATATGCACCAGACGACGGGTGGAGATAATTTCGTCAATGCCACCCCCGTCATAGAACGTCTTACGGATCGTGTCTGCCCATTCTACAATAAGTTTGCAGAATTCACGGTCTTCCACACCCAAGTCCAGGGCAACACCTTCCAAAATCTTCTCCTCGGTAGCTTTGGTAGGATAGGACTGTTCAAAGGTCACAGGGAAACGCTCTAGGAACGCTTCGTTTAGAACGTTGGTGCCGATAAAACGACCGTCATCAGAACCTTTACCTTTGGTGTTTGCAGTGGCAACCACATTAAATCCCGACTTTGGTTTTACAAACTTACCAATCTTTTTAAGGAAGACACCTTTACCTTCAAGAATAGACTGAAGGCACAGAATCTTATTGGAAGCAAGGTCAATCTCATCCAGCAGGAGAATAGCACCACGTTCCAGTGCCTCTAAAACGGGACCATTGTGCCAGGCAGTTTCACCATTCACAAGACGGAAGCCACCAAGCAAATCATCCTCATCAGTCTCAATGGTGATATTCACACGAATCAGTTCACGCTTGAGTTGGGCACACGCTTGCTCCACAGAAAACGTTTTACCATTACCCGAAAGACCCGTAATGAACGTAGGATAAAAAAGGCGGGACTGAATAATTTTTTTAATATCGTTAAAATTACCAAACTTGACGAAGGTATCATCTTTATCAGGAATAAGGTTTTGTTCAGTAGCAGGAAGAACTGCAGGAGCACTGAAAGAACGTTCAATCTCTTCAACACGTTCTTGAGTCACTTCAAGATTCCAGCGACCACGATCGGTCTTAAATGATTCTAGACGACGAGTCACGGTTTGATAGTTGAGATCACGAGAGGCGCAATAACCGCGAATATCACCAGAAGAAAGGTCGGAACCAAATAGAGATTGTAGTTCGGAAATTAGTTGATCGTCAGTCACAGAAATTTTACGAGGCATGATTAAGTTAGGCGTTTTTTATTTCAACTCCCATATTATACACACAAAAAAGGGGCAGTCAGTGCCCCCTGTGACGGTTTGGAAAGTGGTCTCAACCTCTATCCTTTCCCTTCCCCATTTTTTCACGTTTTTCTTTTGCCTTTGCAAGTGTTCTTTGTCTTGCTGCTTCGCGTTCATCCTCAGGAATAGAAGTTATTGCACCCAGACGCTCTGCCGGTTTTCCAGGAACTGCTGATTCGCAAATACTATGTCTCCAATCTTCACTCATATTCACCATAATGACTTCTGCTTGTTCTTGAGTTTCAGCATAACCTTCATCTAAAAGATGTGAGAGAATGATGTCGTAGAGGTCATAACTATCAGCAATTTTGATTCCTGATATTCCATATCCTTGAGCACCACCAACTTGATATCCTGTAGTCCTTGTTCCTGAGGATGACCCAAGTCCTTGTCCTGATGAACCACCACCTTTTGATCCACCACCTTTTGATGCTATTTTTAATGGTTTAACATCAAATTTTGTGCGGGCAGTTGTTCCTCCACCTTTAGGTTTAGGAAGTCCCTTTGGACCTCCAAATTTACTCCCATCCTTCACCGATTGGTTATAACTCAAACGACCATATTCTAAATCGGCATCTTTCATGCTTTTAGATGTTCTTTGAGTTGTTGTGCGTTGTCCAGGTTGTGTTGGTTCATCATTAATATATCTATTAGAATATCCTAATGGTCCACTTTTATCATCACCAGAAATTATTTTACCTGCATCTGAACGACCAGCCATATACTGTGTTGATGTTTGCCCGTGCTTTCCTTTATAGAGGTTTGGATTGGATGGAGATGCTTCATTAAGATCTTCCGCAACTTCTTCTTTAATTTGAACATTCCTCAATTGAGTTTTCCTTTTTGGTTTTTCGTTTGGTTTTTCGTTTGGTTCTTCGTTTGATTCTGGTTTCCCAGTAGCAATATTATGTAGTTTTCCAAGAGCAGAGACGTATCGCTTTAGTTGTGCCTTAGTTTTTGGTCTGTACTTATCTTCATAAATCTCTGCCATCTCATCCCAAGTATATTCACTTAGATCATAACCTTCTTCTACAAGTTGATTGACCCATTCCTTAACTTCTTCTTTATCTTTAAATCCCCAAAACTTTCTTACGGGGGCAGATTTTTCTGCTCTTTTTCCAACTTCTCTTGCTACTTTATAAGTAATAGCAATATCTTCACCTGCTCTTTTTAAAGCACTACCAATTTTTGAAGCAATCCCTTTTTTGGTTTTATCAGGAGTTGATTTTGTTTCTGGTTGTTTTTTAGATGCTGCTTTTGTCGCTTGACTTCTAAGAGCAGCAGTCATTCCAGATGGACGATCATCAGATCCATTTCTTTCCGATTGCTTTTGTCTCCTTTTGGCAGCAATCGCAGATGCTTTTGCACCACCCTTTAATGATCCGATTGGTTTTCCAGCTTTAGTTACTGGTTCAATACGACCACTTCTTCTTGCCTCAGTTAATGTACATTCTTCAACAATATCGTAAACAAATTCCGCAAACTCTCCAACACCAAGTTCTTCAATGAGAATATCAATACCATCATCATTGAGACCATGAGAGTAGAAATACTCAGTGGCAAATTCTACAATATTGTCATCATAGATAGTATTGTTATACTCATCAAACTGTTCTCTGAGATCTTCATCATAAACTGCACTATAAAGAAGATGCATGTCTTTAATTTGTTCGGAGTTCATATTCTTTTAGATTTTTTCCTAGTTTTATTTAGGAAATTAAGCAACCAAAGAAACAAACTCCCCAAGAACTTTTTTATTCATTTTCTTACTCTTCAAACTTTTAATAAAAGCGGATTTGATTTGAGACTTGGTAGCACCTTCAGCAACCTCAAACTCCACATCATTTGAAAGAGTAGAAGCAGAAAGACCGAAGTAAGTATGATATCCAGAATTCTTAATGGAAAAGGATTTTTCTTTCTTCCAAGTATTCATAATTTTTTCATAATCTTTAGAAACCCGCGCAGTATAACGACGAACAAAAGAACCAGCATCACCAGATTGCAAAATCCTCATACCAATAAAATTAACAGAAGGAAACTTATCACGAAGATTTTGAAGAAGAACTTTAGTAAGATCATAATTTAAAGAATAAGTGTTCCCAGTTTTACGATCACGCAAAAATGAATTACTTGAAAGACCATTCAAACCAAGATAAGGTTCCTTCTCATAAGGACGATTAAACTCCTTATGGTACTTCAGGTGACCCGCTTCACCATCAGTCAAAACTACGCACTGAACTTTTTGCAGTTTATTCTCTTTCTGGAAGGTAGGAAGAATTTCATGAAGAGCAATCAAACTCTCATTTAGAGGAGTACCAGAAAGACTCCAACCAACTGGAGTATAATACTGAGAATAATGCTCTTCAATAAAACCACTGGCAACTCGATAGATATTCAACATCTGATTTTCCAGTGTAGAATTATTCACTTTACTAGTAAGCATATTCATCAGGGAGAAAGATTCGTGAATATGAATAAATCCAGCTTTCTTTTGATACGCAGGTTCACGCACAATTGCTTTATGATTTTCATCATATCCGTGCTTTAGATACTTATCTGTGAAAGCATAAACTTCAAAAGGAATTGATACTTTCTTGCAGAACCAGATGAGGTTGAAGAGTTGCTTCACAGTATCTAACATTACATCATTCATAGAACCAGACCAGTCAAGAATGAACACCAGACCGTGATTCTTGCCGTCTGCAAGGGTTGTGACCTTACGGAACAGGTCTTCATTGTATTTGTGTGTGTGCAGTTTAGTACAGTCCAGAACACCCGTGCGGGCAGTTGTAGCACGAGCATAACTATCTGCTGCCTTACGGCACTCAAACTCTTTCACAAGATAATTGACTTCCTTTTGTGCCGAACGCTTGAACTCACGGAACTCTTTATCTACCACACCGAAGATTTGATCAGATTCATAGACATTGGTATCAAGATAAGATGCCCAAGATTCTTTACAACGATTATGAATCTCAATATTATTCACAATGATTCTATTCATATTCAGTTTAGGAATTTCCACATAAACATTCTCATAAGTATCTTGATTTACAAGATCTTTGAGTGCTTCTTCCAGATTATCAACGGTCTTGACTTCTGGTTCCTCACCTTCATCTTCTTCAATTTCAGGATGGTCGTTCTCACCTTCATCTTCTCCAATTTCAGGATGGTCGTTCTCACCGTCTTCTTCATCACCAAAACCAGAAGCAGAAGAATTGCCACTATACTGCAGATTTTGTTGAGAATGCACATCAAATTTATGTTCTTTCTTTTCCTTTTTCTTACAATACTTATAAAGAACTTCGGCAGCATCCAGTGCCTCAGCAAAAGTTTCAGCAGCACCAATTTGGTCAATAATCTCACGTTCTTCTACCGTAAAATTAAGAGGAAGAAAATTACCAATTTTAAAGTAAAGATTAGCACGGTCAGCAAGATTCATCTTACCAATATCTTCATTCTCTAACTGAAAGAAGTCTTCATCACTCAGTTCCTTATACCCACCATAGAAGGTCTTGGCAAGACCGGCATAACGGCGTTTCATCAGTTTTTCTACACGAGCATCCTCAGTCACATTCACAAACTGTTTAGGAACTTTACAATTTTTACTCCATTCTTCATCAGGTGTGAAGAGAGCATGACCAACCTCATGACCCACTAGAAGGTCATAAACGGTATTACTTGCCTTCTCCCACATCGGCAGAGTCAGCACACGAGTATGAACATTGAAACAGGCAGTCTCTACTTTCCTGTGCTCAACCACAAGGTCTTCGGTGGCAAGCAGTTTGGCGAGTTGGGACTTGATTTCGTGATTGACGGGCATTGGTTTTCGTTTTAGATGAACCTACTATACAAAAGAACCTCCCTTTTTGGGGGAGGTGCTGTGACGCTTCTTGAACTGGGCCAATCGGGCCTTTGCTTGTCGGAGTGCCTGCGGTTTGAGTTTCCGTTTCTGCTCCTTCTTAGAGTGATGGTAGCGATTGGGGATTTGCATGGTTCTGGTTGTTTATGATTCTATTTTATACGAGAATCCTCCCTTCTTATCAAACCTTGTGACACTTTGAAATTTGTCCTCAAGTCCAGTCTTATGAGAAATCACGAATATATTAGCATCCTTAATGACATAACGAATAATCTTAAGAAACTCATCAGTTCCAAATCCATCCAGAGATGAATCAAAAACTTCATCCATAATTAAAATATTCGTATTCACAGAGTTCTTGACTCTTGCAACTTCTCTCCAAGTAAATAGCAAACTCAAATCCACACGCATCTTTTCACCTTCACTAAAAGAACTATAAGAGAAGTTCTCGTGAATGGGGGACATAATACTCTCATTAAACTCTTCATCCAGATGGAAATTGATGTAAAAATCCATCATCTGCAAATAACGATTCACCTGTTGATTGATGAAAGGAAGATATTTTTTGATAATTTTGGTTTTTACACCATCATCTTTAAGAAGAGAATATGCAAAATCATAATGAACGATCTCTTCTTTTTTGGTTCCCAAATCCTCAAAGACTTTTTGAAGATTGGTTTGAAACTCTTCTAACTTTTCGTGCTCAGTATTTTTGTTTTCAAGTTGTTTGGTAAGTGTTTGAATTTCACTTTCCAAATCCCTAACCTGTCGTTGGTTAGAGGAAATCCTAGCATTGTTTTGAGAAATGTCATTGTTGAGTTTCGTAATCTCCTTAGATAGTACAATGAATTGACTTTCTCTCTCTTCCTCTTGTCTTATGGTTTCTTCAAGATCTTTATAACCTTGCTGAAGTTCCTTGGCATTATTTTGAGAGTTTTCAATTCTATCTAGGCGAAATCTTTCATCGATAGTTTGAGTGCAGGTGGGACAAACCGTATTCTCTGTGAAGAACTTGTGCTCTTTGGTAATGGTAGATACTTTCTGCGAGATTTTACCTTTTAAGTTACCCAACTTTCTCAGTTTATCAGTCGCACCAATAACTTCCTCTTGCTCCTTAGTATACCCAAAGATACTTTCTTCGGTGGTTGCATTTTGAAGCATATAAGCATCAACTTCACCGATCAAATTAGTAATTTTTTTCTTATTAGAATTGATATTATCATTTCCACGACTTTCCAACTGCTCAATAAAGTTCTTCTGCATTACAACCTTATCTTTGAGGGATTCTTTCTTAAGTTCTAAAGATTTAATCTGATCCTTTTGTTGACGAATCTTTTCCTTAATCAAATTATTCATTGAGGAGAAGATACGAATATCCAACAAGTCCTCAATCACCTCACGACGATGTGCCGTAGCAAGTTGCATAAAGGGAACAAAATTACTAGAACCCAAAATTACAATCTGCGTAAAAGATTTATAATTAACCTTTAGAATATTTTCTTCTAAGATTTTTTGATTCACACGATCATCTGCTTCCTTATGAAGTTGTTTTCCATTCAC